AAATACAATTCTTGGATGAAACTATTGGACAAGTAACTGAAAGAGCACCAAAATATAAAGGTGAACGAGTACCATTATATTCAAAAGCTAAAATAAATGCTTGTACAAGTCCAGAGCAAGCTGCTGAAAGCTTTAGAGCTGCATATGAACGTGGAAGTAATTCAAATGATAGACAAAAGTATGCTAGACAGTTTTATGATGCTTATGATACCACAACAACACCACAATCTGAAGAAGCTACAAAGGTTAATGAGGATATTTACCCATTGTTCTTTAATGCAGTTAAACAAACTTGTGAAAATACAGCATCCATGAGGTTTACTCCAAAGGATGAATATTTCAAGAACAACGACACAAAAGTGCTAATGATGTCTGCCGATACTAATAATAGACCTAAACTTTCAAAATTATTTGATTGTATTTTGAACACTAGGGAATACTTTAAGTATGTTAAAAAGTTGTTCTGGGTTTACAGTAGTAGTGGTAATGACATTAAACAAATTATTCGTGTTGATGTAATATTATCTAACAAAGAAGTTGCACCTAACTACCAAAAGGTTTATCTATTCAAAGAGGGGTCTGGTACTGGTTCTGAACGTAGTGGTGGAATGTTTAACGTAGAAGATTTGAGTGATGATTTAAAGAAATCTTTTGCAAAAATGTATAAGACGTTGGGTAGTAATAACTTTAAGTTTAAACTGTTAGTTCCAAAGATAAACGACCCACAAAACTTAGCTACTTATTCACCAACAGATTGTGCAAGTGTTGCAAGTAGTAATGGTAGTGGAAAACGAACCGTTGGGGGTAATATAGGTTCTAACCAGAGGGCTTCGGCTCTTAGTGCTTTAGGCTTTAGTAATAACCCAACTAAGCAAGAATGTGACGGAAAGATGACAACAATTAGCGTTGAGACTATTCGTGGAACTAAGAAATTAACTGTACTTAATAACCAAGATGTCATTAATGAGGTTAAAGCAATATTCAAAGAAATTAAGTCATCAGGATTTGATGTTAGACCTAATGATACTGGAGCATATTGTTACCGTACAATAGCTGGTTCAAAAACATTATCTTTACACTCATTTGGTATAGCAATTGATATTAACTGGAATGATAATCCAATGCTAAGAGGTCATAAACCTTTAGCAAGCGGAGATACCAAAATTAAGATAAGAACAAACAATTCGCCAGTTGTTAAAGCATTCCAAAATCATGGATGGGGTTGGGGTGGTCGTTATGGCGATTACATGCACTTCTCTAGATTAAATGGTTCTTAATTTGGATTTTTAACATTTTTTATATATCTTTGCATATATTGAAAAATAGTGTTATGATTTTAGGTTATATTGTTACGGATAGAAAGCTTACAAACATAGATGGCTTTGTGGAGCAAGTTAATGACGTTTCATTGGCAGACCCCACAAAGCCTATACTTATTGTAGGTTGGAAGAAAGCAAAGCAAGACCCAAGATATTCTTCAATCTTGGAGAAGCAGATTGATGAGAATGTCTTTTGGACGTTTAGCAAAACTGAGAGCCGTTCTGACTTTGAGGACGATTTGAAAAATTTCTATAATATTATATATAATAATATATTAAATAATATTAGTTATTATTATATTAATATATTTAAATTAAAATATAGTAATATAAAGAAATTATATAATATTATATTAAATTATGAAGAAAATAAAGATATTTATTTAAGTAAGAATATTTTGTATATTCCTCACAATGGAAGAATCTTGGGTTTATCCCTTTCAGTGTTGGAATATTGTGGTGTACCAATGAGTAAGGTTCTCGATAGGATTAAATCGAAGGGAATCAACATCATTGAGGATAACAAGAAGTTCATCTTCAAGTTATCAAAACAGCTTGGAAATAAGAAGTATGCAGTTCCATACTTTATATCTAGATGAAACAAAAATAATGACAGAACGTGGAATAATAATAGGAACATTTGTAAAGAAGAACAAAATTTTATCATTTATGGAAACTCTCAAGAATGAATTTGGAATCAGACTTGAGAAGTTGTTTATTTATTCAATCGATACAAACAAGCGTGAATACTTGGTTACTTTCAAGACTTTTGATAAAGACAGATTTATCAAGAATCTTGGGAATGCTACCGTCATGCATGTTAAGAATGGTTGCCTATTTTCCATCAATGCCCTCAATAAGTTGATTGAGAAAGATAATGAAGGTTCTGAATTACCGAATAATGAATTTGTTGTCGATTGGGATAAATACAAAGACAAGCTTATAATCATAACAAATGGTGAACTTTCAATCTCAAATCTCTCCAAAATAGAGGATAAATCGTTGTTTTTCAACTAATGAGATATTTATAGTAAATAAATTATAGAGTATGGGAAAGTTTATTATAAAACATATAAACAGTATGAAACCTCAGAAGAAGGTTGAAAATAACATAAGAGAAAATAAGGAAGTTATGACTACAAGTGAAAAGATAGCAATGGCTCAGAGTGTACTTAGTGACGCAACTGTAGCAGCTCCAGTAAAGAGAGTTAAGAAGGACAAGGGTCTTATCGAGAGAACCGAGAGTTCAAAGACCATTTTAACTGAAGACAATAAGGAACTTTTGAACGATTAATATAACAATGGCAACTAACGTTAAGTATCTTAAGGAAAATAATTTATATGAGGCACATAAACACTTTATGCGTCTCAGTGAAGCATATATACCAACATCATTCCCAGAGGAAGACTTGGAGGAAGCTGGTGCTGACCCAAACCAAGACCCTAACGCAATGGGAGGCGGTATGCCTCAAGACCCTAACGCTATGGGTGGAGCTGGACAAGACCCAATGATGGGTGGCGGTGCTGACCCTATGGCTAATGGTGGTATGCCTCAAGGCCCTAACGCAATGGGAGGAGACCCTAATGCAATGGGTGGTGCTGACCCAATGGGCAGTGGAGACCCTAACGCTGGTGCTGACCCAATGGCAGACCCTATGGGCGGTGATATGGGTGGTGCTGACCCTTTGGCTGATGCTAGTGGTGATATGAGTGAGGATGATGGTGAGACAATTGACATCGATGGTTTAACTCAAGCACAAGATAAACTTAATGTTAAGCAGAACCATATCGGAAGAGATTTGTCAAAAGTCGATACAAGAATCACATCATTGATTGATACTATCAATAATCTTTTGTCAAAGGTTGATAGTAACAATAGTGAGATTGAGGCTTTAAAGGCTGAGTTTGAGAAGAGAAATCCAACCCAAACTGAGAAGCTTAACCTACGTTCACTAGATTCTTATCCATTCAATATCAAGCCAAGCGAGTATTGGGATGAAAAGGCAAAACAAGGTGGATATGAGGCATACTCAGACAATGCAGAGCCTACAACCAAGGAATATACAATCACAAACGATGACGTAGATAATCCATCTGATGACATCGCAAAGACATTCTTCAAGATTGACGATGATGATGTCCAGACACTTGACAAATTATTCAACTTCTAATGAAAACAGTTAATTTAAGTGAAGAGTCATACAATAGACTCATCAATGAGATTGGATACGGTAATGATGATTTATCTAATTTATTCAACGAAATTGGATATAGTATTGATGATGCTTTGCAAGTTGTTAGAGACCATTTGATAATGTGCGATAGACTAAAACAACAGCCAAACAGTGTTGTTATGCAGATAAATGAACATCTTGAGTCTATTAAGAAATTAGTGGAATCTTCTACTGCAATCTAAATATAGTTTTCCACCAATTATCTGGAAAATAGTTGGTGGAAAATTTGTTTTTTTCAATTTTTTTTTATATCTTTGCAATATACTTTAAGTATGTATTTGACATGCATTTTAAATAATTTTTTTAATAACAATTTTAATTATGGGTAACAAAAATTTTAGCGTTAACATTGATGATGACGCAGTAAAGAATCAGTATGAACAAGAACAGAGACAACCTGTTAAGAAGACTCAGTTTGACACTAAGAATTATTTACAAGCAAGACTTGGGCCAAACGAAGACACAAAAACACTTACAATCAGATTACTGCCATTCTCCCCAGAAGGTGGTAGTCCATTCAAGAAAGTTTTTATGCATACCGTTAAGGTAAATAAGGAGGTTTCACCTAGTGGGTGGAAGACTTTTGTGTGCCCTACACATAACAAGAAAGATGGCTCTGTAA